CTAATCAAGGTTCAGTAAGACGTGGTGCTGCTTCAGTTAATTTAGATATTGAACATCCAGATATTGAAGAATTTTTACAAATTCGTAGACCAAAAGGTGATCCAAATAGACAATGTTTAAACTTACACCAATGTGTTGTTGTAGGAGATAACTTTATGCGCAAACTAGAATCAAGAGATCAAGATTCTATGGCATTATGGGCTGAACTGTTAAAATCAAGAATGGAAACGGGTGAACCTTATATTATGTACAAAGATAATGTAAATAAAAATAACCCTATTGCTTACATGATGAATAATCTTGATGTAAGTATGACTAATATTTGTACAGAAATTACATTATTTACAGATGAAGAACATTCATTTATTTGTTGTTTATCTTCTATGAATTTATCAAAATACGAAGAATGGAAAGACACAGATGCTGTTGAATTAGCTACTTGGTTTTTAGATGGTGTAATGCAAGAATTCATTGATAAATCTGCTGGTAAAGATTCATTGCAAAGAACTTATAATCATGCTCGTAAAGGACGTGCTTTAGGTTTAGGTGTAATGGGTTGGCATTCATTTTTACAACAAAAAGGTTTACCATTTAATTCAATTGCTTCTACAGCACATACTCACAATATTTTTAATGATATTAGGGGTAAAGCAGAAAAAGCATCAATGGCTTTAGCCCAAGAATATGGAGAACCTTTATGGTGTAGAGGAACAGGTATGAGAAATACCCACTTACTAGCAGTAGCCCCAACAGTATCTAATTCAGTTATTTGTGGTGGAATTAGTGCTGGTATTGAACCCTTACCCGCTAACATTTATACATTTAATGGTGCAAAAGGTACTTTTATTAGAAAAAACAAAGTACTACAGTCTATTTTAGCTGAAAAAGGAGAAGATAAAGATAAATGGTGGGACCAAATGTTAGAACAAGATGGTTCAGCTCAAGGTTTACCTGATAATATTTTATCCCCTGAAGAAAAAGAATTATTTTTAACTTTTCCTGAAATTAATCAATTAGAATTGGTACGTCAAGCAGCCATTAGACAACGTTATATTGACCAAACCCAATCATTAAATTTGTCATTTGATGTAAATGATTCACCAAAATGGATTAATCAAGTACATTTAGAAGGATGGAAGTTAGGTATTAAAACATTTTATTATTTAAGAACTGACAGTGTAATTAAAGGGGATTTAGGTTCCCGAATGGCTGATTGTGTGGCTTGTGATGGATAATTTAAAAGGAGCTTTTGCTCCTTTTTTTTATATTTATAATAAAATGAAAAACCTACTTTTATTATTATTTTTAATCCCCACACTCTCGTTTGCTCAATTAGAAATTGGTAATTGGAGTATTCCTGAAGATAAAGCACTTCATTATATAGGAGGAGTTGCTATCACTAGTATTAGCCATGACTTATTTTTTGAAGAAACTCAAGATAAAGATAAAGCTGTTATATATTCAATAGCTACTACTTTAGCATTATCTGCTTTTAAAGAAATTTTTATAGACCCAAAAGTTGATGGTAATGATATAGCCGCAGGAATGTATGGGGCTTTATCAGTAGGAATAGTCATTTCTTTAGATGATATATTAAAAAATAAAAAAAGAAAAAGGAAAAAATAAGGGTAAGGTAAAAACTTAAACCATATTTATAACTAGATATTAAGTTACTAAAATTAAATTTATAATGAAAAAATTACTACTTTGGTTATGCCTGGCATTACCTTTCTTAAATGTAGCACAAGAATCAGCACCCGTAACCTTTAGATTAGATGTTAATCAAATTACCGCTAATACTCCTAACCCAGATCAAATGCAAGTTTATATTCAAACTAGTGTTACTGGATGGACTGATATACCAATGGAAGATGTTGGGGGTAATGGAATTTACAGAAAAAATATTAATATAGGACATCCAACAGATGAAAATGTAGAGGTATTTTATAGGTTTAAGATAACATCTTTTAGTGATAATGGACTACCCTGGACAGGATGGGAAGGAGGTCCTGATGCATCTGACTGTTTATTTGATGTAGCTACAGGAGGTGCTCCAGGAGGACCTGATAGTTTAAGAAAAGTAACAGTACCCGAAGAATTAATAGCAAATGGCACTTATGTAAATCCTTCAGGAGAATATAAATTAACCCATTGTGTTAATGTCTGTGGTAATGCACCATGTGAAGAAGAAACAACCCTAGTTGAATTTAAATTGGATATGAATGAATATCCTGATGAATATAACCAACCTTATGTAACGGGAGAATTTAGTAATTGGACTGACCAATATCCAATGGAAGATGAAGATGGTGATGGTATATGGGAATTAGGAATAGAACTTCCCGAAGGTACTTATTTATGGAAATTTATGTTAGATAATTGGGCAGACTCAGAATTACCAGCGGGTGTGACAGAATCTTCAGCATGTTTCATACCTGATGGAAACGGTTTTATAAATAGAATTTTAGATGTCACTATTGGGGACAGTATTTCTCTTCCTTTAGTTTGTTGGGAATCATGTTTACCATGTGGAGCAGTTTTAGGGTGTATGGACCCAACCTCGCAAAATTATAACCCTTGGGCTACTATAGATGATGGTTCTTGTTCAGTAATACCACAATGTGAAGAAGGGCAGACTTTATTGCAAATAATTTATACCGGAGATAACTGGCCGGGAGAATCTAGTTGGATTTTATATGGAGATAATAACGGAGTAGATGTTACTTATGCAAGTGCACCTCAAGGATCATATAACTCAGCTCCTCCTGGAGTACCCCTTTCTACTTATGTATGTGTTGATCAAAATAGTACATTAGATTTAGTTATCGAAGATAGTTTTGGAGATGGTTTAGCTGGTACTACATCTGGGGGAACTGTAGATGGAAATATACAAGTTATAGCCTGTGATGGAACTATTTTATATGATTTATCAGAAAATTTCCCTAATTCAAATTTTGGTTATTTAGTTACTACCCCTCAATTTACTCCTGTTACTTGTGAAAGTGAAAGTGAAGTAGAAGGCTGTATGAATCCATTTTCAACAACCTATAACCCACTAGCTACAGTAGATGATGGAAGTTGTGGTCCTCCTAGAATAGAAGGATGTACTGATCAAGATGCATTCAACTACAACCCAGATGCTAATACTAGCGAAATAATGCAAGGTACATATACATTAGAGATATTTGATGGAGCTTCTGATGGTTGGAACGGTACTTGGTTAGGTTTAACTCAAGGTAATTGGGTATCTCCTCAATATCAAATAGGTGCTAACGATGGTGAGAGTATTTCTTTTGAAGTACAGTTAAACATTTATGAACCTATTGAAGCTTTCTTATTTACTACTCCTAATTCTAATCAAACATTAGCTCAAATAGGATACACTCTAACAGGTCCTTTAGGAGATAAAATTATAGATGTAGGATATTGGCAAGCAATACCATATCCTTTTGTATTAGAAGCCACTACTCCAACTTTTGGAGATACTTGTATTCCAATTATAGAAGGGTGTATGGATGAAAATTCATTAAATTATATAGAATTAACTGGAGATCCTTTAGTTGATGTAAATACTGACGATGGTTCTTGTATCCCTATAGTAGAAGGATGTATGAACCCATTAGCATTTAACTACAATCCAGATGCTACAGTAGATGATGGCTCTTGTGTTGAAGTAGTAGTAGGATGTATGGACCCAGATTCATTTAACTATAATCCAGATGCTAACACAGAAGGTGATTGTATCCCAGTTATAGAAGGTTGTATGGATGAAACTTCATTCAATTATAATGAGAATGCTAATGTAGATGATGGTTCATGTATTGCAGTTGTAGAGGGATGTATGGATGAAAATTCAATTAATTATAACCCAGATGCTAATACAGATGATGGAAGCTGTATTCCGATAGTAGAAGGATGTATGGATCCAGATTCATTTAATTACGATCCTAATGCAAATGTAGATGATGGAAGTTGTGTACCTGTAGTATTTGGATGTATGGATCCAGATTCATTTAACTATAACCCAGATGCTAATACAGATAACGGAACTTGTGAACCAGTAGTATTTGGTTGTACTGACCCTGATTCATTTAACTACAATCCAGATGCTAATACAGACAATGGAACTTGTGTTCCTGTAGTTCTAGGATGTACAGACAACACATCATTCAATTACAACCCAGAAGCTAATACTAATGATGGTTCTTGTATTCCCATATTAGCAGGTTGTACAAATCCAGACTCATTTAACTATAATGAACTAGCTAATACCGATGATGGTTCCTGTATACCAGTTGTTTATGGATGTACAGATAATACTTCTTTAAACTATAACCCAGAAGCTAATACAGACGATGGTTCTTGTATTCCAATTCTTTATGGATGTATGGATGAAACTTCATTTAACTACAATCCACTTGCAACCGTAGACGATGGTTCTTGTATTCCTATAGTAGAAGGATGTACAGACAATACTTCATTAAATTACAACCCAGATGCGAATACTGATGACGGTAGTTGTATCCCAATTTTATATGGGTGTATGGACCCAGATTCATTTAACTATAATGCTTTAGCAACTGTTGATGATGGATCTTGTATCCCAGTAGTATTAGGCTGTACAGATAACACAGCATTAAATTATAATCCAGATGCTAATACCGATGATGGCAGCTGTATCCCTCTTTTATACGGTTGTATGGATCCTAACTCATTTAACTACAATGCACTAGCAACTGTTGACGACGGTAGCTGTATCCCAATTGTAACAGGTTGTACAGATCCAGACGCATTAAATTATAATCCAGATGCAAATACAGAAGACTTTAGTTGTATAGAAAAAGTATACGGCTGTATGGACCCTAACTCAATTAATTTTGATCCTGAAGCTAATGTAGATAACGGTACATGTATTACAGCAGTAGTAGGATGTATGGATCCAGAATCTTATAACTATAACCCAGAAGCTAACGTAGCAGATCCTGATGCTTGTTTATATGATGCAGGTTGTATAACAGGACCAGGTGAACCATATTGGTTAAATAACCAATGTTATGCTTGGGTAATTGACGTAGATAATTATTGCTGTGAAAATGAATGGGATCCAATTTGTCAGGAAACTTACAATTACTGTGAAAACGGATGGCCAGAAGGAATGGACATAGACGGTATGTTCTCTAGAGGACTAGATAATGTAAGTATAATTGTTTATCCTAACCCTACAGACGGTATAATTAATATTGCAACTAATCTAGACATTACTTACTCAGTACGTGATTTATTAGGTAAGATTATAATTCAATCTTCAGATAAAAAACAAGTAGATTTATCTAACGTAGAATCAGGAGTATACTTCTTAACAATTAGTCACGAAGGTAAGTTATTTAATAAAAGAATAATTATAGAATAAAATGAAGAAATTATTAATACTATTTTTAGTAATCCCACTTTTAGGTTTTAGTCAGGAATCTAAGTTTAAAAAAGATCTAAAGAAAACTTTTAAGTTTGCTACTATATTTGCTGCTGTTAATGGAGGAACCTCTTTAGCAGATAAAAATCAATTTTCAGTAAATACTGGTACCTTAATTCAAGATGTAATTGAAACCCCATTTGACTACTCTTTATCTTTAGGTATAAGAAAAATAGCTAGATTTCAATATGAAAATAGAGCTAATGTATTTTATAACGGTACAGAAGAATCCTATTCAGATAACGCAACATTAGGTAAAATAAAAGGATTTGAATTCTTATTTGAAGCTGATTATAGAAGAATACAAGGAGAAACATATTTAGACCAGCATCACTTTTTAAGATATGTAGCTGATAATTGGGTAGCTAAAGTAGAATACCTTGTAGGTGGTTTTATTGATATAGAATATTTTCAAGCTTCTCAAAGATATAAACATAATATAACTAAAGAATTTTCTATTAACGTAGGTATTGCTCAAAGGCTATCTAAACCATATGGATATGATCCTTTACAGGAATGGATGTTAAGTAACGGTAACTTACATTATACTTATTTAGCTTTACAAGAAGGTTATAATGTAAACTTTAATGGAGGGGGAGATATAGAATACCTTAACCCCCAAGGTGCAGTAGTAGCAACAAGTACTGAAGTATGGGAAGAAGTAATTATTCCCCAAGTACTGGTTAACTACGTAGAGAAAAAAGAAGATCAAGCTCCATTAAGGCTAGAATATTCTGCCATATTTGGTTTCGATTATTATAAGTACACTAAAAACTTCTGGCTACATGCTTGGGGTAATGTAATGCCTATACATATAAAAGGGGCAGATGAATTTTCTTTTCATAATTATAATGGAGGCCAATGGACGGATTATTCTGGAGGTCTAATATTTGGTTACAAATTAACTAAGTCATTAGGGTTATTTGCAGAAGGAACATACAATAAATATTGGAATAGAAATTGGCATAATTTTTCAATGGGAGTTAATTATATAATTTTTTAAAAATGGCAAAAGAGTTAAGTGAAAATACTAGTTTTCAAATAAGCATACAAACACTAATAGGTATTGCATTCGGTATAGCTACAGTAGTAGGTATGTGGTTTGCACTTCAAGCAGATATTGAAGAGGCAAAAGAGCTTCCTATAGCACCTCCACCAGATGTTACCCGTATGGAATACGATATGAAAGATCAATTAATACGTCAAACAATTATGACCACTCAAGATGATGTTAAAGAATTAAAGGATAGAATGATTCGGATGGAAGAAAAGATTGATAAACTAAGATAAATTTGTTATGAAAAAGTTATTAATATTTGGAATATTTTTATTATCATCTTCATTATATAGTCAAATAGAAGTAAAATATTTTAATGCCGGCTGGAATGCAGCAAATGACATTGTTTGGGTTGATAAACTTTCAGATTGTGAAATTGAAAAATTTGATATAGGAACTAAACCCGCAGATGCAGGTAAATTTAAAGTAGTAGTTGTACCCACCATTATAATATTCCAAGACGGAGAAGAAGCAGAAAGATACCAAGCTGATATTAGCTTTAAAATGTCAGCAACTAAAGAAGAAGTTCAAGATTATATTGATGAACTTATAATGAGCGCTTTCTAGTTCATATTTATCATAAAATAAATCGGTTACTAATTAATACGTTATATATGTTAAATTATTTAAAACGTAAATGGATGGCATTTAAAAACTTATTTGATGATGATAATAACATCAATGAAAAATCAGTAGTAGGATTCTTAGCATTTGCCGTAATGGTAATATTTGCAGTAGCAGATTTATTAACAGGATATTTAGGTAAAGACTTAGTTATAAATGAATTTATATATGATTCATTTGTATTAGTAGTTTTAGGAGCTTTTGGTATAGCGGAAGCAGGAAAAATATTTGGTAATAAAAAATAAACTTATGAGTTGTTATACAAGAGAACAAATTCAGGCTACAATGGAAAGTAAAGGATATAAATACTTTACAGGTGGTGACTTTGATGTAAATATAGTTGGAGTTAGAAACTCAGATACAAAAGGAAGAGTAACAAATGCTTTTGACGATTGTGTTACTATATCATATAAAGAAGAAGGTGAATGGAAATTCTACTGTTATCAAGCAACAACAGACCCAGGTTCACATTGGGAACAAAATTTACTAAACAAAAAAGGAGTAGCAATATTAAAGCCAGGTCAATATAGAGGTTCACATAAATTAAGATTGCACCAAGGTAAGTACTTAGCTTTAGGTCAACAAAAACCAGTTAAAGTATATAGAGACAATAATAGAGATGGTAAATATGATTTACTAGAAGAAAATATTGATGAAGGTATCTTTGGAATTAATATCCATAGAGCAACTGGTAGATCCGGGGGAAAATCAATAAGAGTAGATAAATGGTCTGCAGGTTGTCAAGTAATAGCTGATAATGATGATTGGCATCAATTTTTAGATATATGTCAAACAGCTAGAGAAATATGGGGTAACTCATTTACATATACATTATTAGAAAGTAACGATATAAGTTAACAATTGAAAACAACACAAACCATATTAGCCTTTACAAGTATGTCCTTAGGATTTATATGTTCCTATTTTATGGAACTCACAATGCAAAATGCAGAACAATATCTAGCTATCACTACTTTAGTATTTGCTGATGGATTTTTTGGTATAATAGCTGGAATAAAAAGAGAAGGTTTTAAAACTTATAAAGCAATTAAAATTTTAAGAACATTAATTTTTTGGGTTATTATGTTAACCCTAATATTAGTTATCGAAAAAAGTATACCCGGAGCTGGATGGTTAAGTGAAACTATGCTTATGCCTCTAGTAATATTTCAATTAATAAGTACAGTAAAAAATGCATCAATGGCCGGATTTATTAAAGCCAACATAGTTAATCAGATACTGGATAATATTGATAAACATAAGGGCATTAGAAAATAGTTTGCCCCCTCCCTACTTTTTTATTATATTTATAACCATGCTTAAAAAAATTAAACAAGGAATGTTCCCATTCCTAATTGGATTTTCTGCCCTGTCAGTTTCAGCTTCGGCCGCTTTCTATTCAGTTAGTGGTTTAAGCAAACTTTTTGCTGGGGCTAGTTTGGAGGTTATTATAATGGCTGGTTCATTAGAATTTGCTAAATTAGTTACAGCTTCTCTTTTGTATCAATATTGGGATACAATTAATAAAACACTTAGAACATATTTATCTATTGCTACCATTATATTAGTATTAATTACTAGTATGGGTATTTATGGGTTTTTAAGTGCTGCTTACCAAGAAACATACTCTAAATTAACAGCAGTAGAAAACCAAAAAGGTTTTATTCAACAAAAAATTGACTTTTACCAAAATGATGTAGATCGATATGATGAAGAAATTAAAAGAATATCTAGTAATATTAGTACTTTATCTAATGCAAAAGCTACGTCCATCCAAGTACGAGACACCACGGTATCTGGGGGCTTTAGACAAACAATCTCCACAACTGAGCTTAGAATGGCGCAGAATAGAATTAATATTGAGGAGGAGAATCGTAAATTGGCGCAAGAAAAAAGAACAATAGCATCTGATAGCCTTCAAAAATTCCAATTACAAGTATTAGAACTTGATAATAATAACGAGGTTGCTGGGGAATTAGGACCACTGCAGTATCTATCGGGTTTAACCGGTATATCTATGGATAAAATTATAAACTGGTTATTACTTGTTATAATTTTTGTATTTGACCCTTTAGCTATATCTCTTGTAATAGCAGCTAATTTTGCATTTGCACATGCTTACCCAAAAAAGAAATATAAAGAAAATTTATATGGAGAATACTATGAAGACAAATTTTCAGAATGGGATAATTTAGAAGATATTGAAGTAAAAGATGCTGAAGAAATAAAAACCCAAGATGAATTTATGGAAAATTTAGATAACCTTGAAAAAGTTAGAGATTGGGAAGCAGCAGAAAAAAGAATGGAAATTATAGGTCAAAACGGAAATGATGGAGAACATTATTCGGGATTAGACTTAAACCAAGATGGCATTGTAGATCAAAAAGAAATAGAAACTGCAATTGATAAAATTAAAAGGCTTGAAAATAGATTAAATGACCCTTTATCCTCTTGGAGAAGTAATAAAATTAAAAAAGAAATTGAAGAACTTAAATCACAACTGGATAATGAAGATGATACGATTAAAACTTATTAGTTTATTATTTTTTTTACCCCTTTTAACCTATAGTCAGTTAATAACAACTGACATTTTTACTGTCCAATATGACCAGGAAAAAGAACAACCCGTATGGGTAGAATATACAGTACAATGTCCTAAGGGAGATGCTTCTAGACAAGGAATGGATTTTTACAAAGATAAAAAAATCCATACGTCAGATAATGATGATTATAAAAATAATATTTGGGATAAAGGCCATTTAGCACCTGCAGCTTCATTTAATTGTGATAAAGAAACATTATATAAAACTTTTACCTATTTAAATTCAGCCCTACAACACCAAGGATTAAATAGGGGGGTATGGAAAGAATTAGAGGGGTTTGAAAGGGATTTAGCTAATTTTTATGAAGTAAAAGTTAAAGTTGAAGTATATTTTTCACAAGAAAAGGTACCTGGTGGGGCTACTATACCTTCGGGATTTAGAAAAATCATAACATTTGGGGGTAATCAATATATTTTTGCTTTTCCAAATGAAGATACTAAAGGAACTAAATGGATTGATTATTTAATAAAATAAATTATGGATAAAAACCAAATTTTAAAAATAGCAAATAAAGTATATCCTAATATTAGAGCATATTATGGTTTAGGTAAAAAAGAATATCCACCAATTGAAGTACATAAAAATATATTTGCTAGATTAAGTGGAGAACCAGATATGGAAGGTGATGATCCCGCAGATGCTGAGTTTGACCGTAAAGAAAACAAATTATTTATATACTCAGACTTTAATGATAGCGTTGAGGATGTAATTAGAGGAGTTATCCATGAGTATATACATTATTTACAATCTGGATCTTGGATGAAAAGATATTATAGTATGGGTTATACTTATGGTAATCACCCATATGAAATTGATGCTAAAAAGGCAGAAGAAGATTGGAAGTTATTTGTATAATATGTGGATACCTGAATAAGGGTTCATATATTTAGGTATAAGAAAAAATAAAGGTCATGAAAAAATTCATTAAAAAGTACAAATCAGAAATAGATACAGTATCAAGTTTTTTGTTTATCGCAGCAATATTTTATACATTATATTTTGCTTTATGGGTAGTTTGCCCTTGTTAATAGTTCAAAAATAAAGTTTATGTTTGATATACCCATGTCAAGAAAAGAAGTAGATAAGCAATTATCTCAATATCAAAAAATAAATTACAACCAATTTAGGTGGTGGAGGAGTTACCAACCAAAAAATAAACCACTTGATAATCGTCAACCATTACGTGATCGTATATTTAATGGGGATTTTGATTATTCATGTTATAAAGCTCAACAATATTTAGTTGAATATCAATTAAATGATATATTAGAAGAATGTGATATGGATTATGCCAAATACCTAGAAAAAACCCAGGTTATTAGAGCACGAAGAAAACGTCTAATGGAAGACTTTGAAAAAGATGAAGCTGAGAGATTACGTTCTTTAACAGTTGAATTTACAAAATATTTCAAATGTAATAGAGAACAAGTTGAAAAAGAAATGTTAGAATGTAGTGGCTCCCTGATAGATCTTTATTATATTATAGAAGAAAAGTATAAAATAGTCCATATACCGGTTCCATTAAAGCGTAGAGGACGACCAAAAAAAGTTATATAAATGAAAGTATCACATGAAGTACCTCGCTGTTTATTAACAGCATCCCCTGAATTTAATGATTATGATTATGCTCTACCTCACTTGTTTGATCAAGATGAAGAATATCTACAATACTTTATGGATGCAAAAGCAGATGGTCGTTATATTATAATGGATAATTCACTCCATGAATTGGGAGAAGCATATGACCATGAAAGATTACGTTATTGGGTTAGTGTAATAGAACCAGATGAATTTATAGTACCTGATGTTTGGATGAAATGTGCTGAAACAGCAGCTCAAGCTAAATACTGGAAGCAATTTAAATATCCTAAAAAAACTAAACTCACAGCTGTAATTCAAGGTGAAAATAAAAACCAAGCATATTTATGTGCGAACTTATTAGCAAATCTAGGATACGAAAAATTATGTGTATCTTACGGTGCTACATGGTATAATGATTTTTTTCCACATACTAACGCAGATATGGGAAAAGCATTAGGTAGAGTACGATTTGTACAGGGATTATTAAATTTAAAACAATTAAAAGATATTAAGTTTCATTTACTAGGTTGTTCAATACCACAAGAATTTGGTTGGTATGATAATAATCCTAGAATTGAATCAATTGACACATCAAATCCAATAATGGCTGGTTTAGAAGATGTATTGTATGATGAAAGGGGTTTAAATGTAAAACCTAAAGCAAATATGAATGATTATTTTAATATTGATTTTGATAAATTTAATTATTTAAGTGTCCTTCATAATACAAATAAATTTAGAGAAATTAATAATATTAAAAAAGTAAATATATGGCAAAGTTAACAAGAAATGTAAATTATTGTAATTACAGATGGGAAGAATATGTGCTAACAGAAGAAGAATTAGCACAATGGAAAACAGGTGATGAAGATCTCCAACAAGAAATTATAGATAATGCAGATTGGGACCTAGTAAGAGATAAACCAATTGATGATTATAGTGAACCAGAATTTGTAGAAGAATAATATTTATTACAAAATTTAAATTATGATAGAAGTAGTAAAACATGCATTAGGTTTTTGTGGAGAACATTGGCATCCTAATCTTTGGACTCTTCTTGCAGGGGGGTTTGGATTAACAGCAATTTTTTCTTATATTATATCCTATATAAAATGCAAATTTAATAGACTAAAAAAAGCGTTTGCCTATACGCTTTATAATACCTGGCAAATTTTAAATAAGTAAATTATGGCACATTGTGTAGTAAGTTTAAGCGGTGGAATGGATAGCAGCACCCTATTGTTAAGAGCTATCGAGAAGTATGATACCGTAACTGGTATCTCATTTGATTATGGTCAAAAACACAGAGTAGAGCTAGAGAGAGCTCAATCATTAATTAATTACCTTGCAAGTAAAGGCCACAAAGTAAATTATCGTCAAATTAAACTTGATGGTCTAGTAGATCTATTAGACTCAGCTTTAGTTACAGGTGGAGATGATGTACCAGAAGGACATTATGAACAAGATAATATGAAAGAAACAGTTGTTCCTAATAGAAACAAAATGTTTGCTTCAATTACACAAGCAGTAGCATTATCAGTAGCAAATAGAACAGAAGATGTTTGTGATATCGCTTTAGGTATTCACGCTGGTGATCATGCAGTTTATCCTGACTGTAGACAAGAATTCAGAGATGCAGATGATGCAGCTTTTAGAATTGGAAACTGGGATGCAGATAGAGTAGGGTACTTTACACCTTATTTAGATACTGATAAATTTGGTATCTTGCAAGATGGAGAAAAATTATGTGAAATTTTAGGTATTGATTTTGATGAAGTTTATAAAAGAACTAATACATCGTACAAACCCTATCCTAGTGGAAATTCCGATTATAAGTCTGCTTCTAGTGTTGAGAGGATTGAGGCTTTTATTGCTTTGGGGAGAAAAGATCCTGTACAGTATGAGGATGAAACTGGAGTGGTTGATTACGAAGTAGCAAAATCTCATGTTGAGAAAGTTCTTGCTGAATATGTATAGATTACTATTATTTATATTTTAAAACAATGAACACAGAACAATCAAATGGCAACACCCAGCTAAACTCTGAAAGAGCTAAAGTAAACCAAAGAGTAAGTAGGTATACTATGCTGGGTAGATCAAGAAAAGTGTATTGGGACGGAGTAAGAAGAAACCGTACAATTTAACTGATCTGTCTCGTGGTGTAATTGGTAACACGTCTGGTTTTGGTCCAGAAGAGTATAGGTTCGAGACCTGTCGAGACAACTAAAATTAAAAGTTAGGAAAGGTGGCAGAGTGGTCGAATGCACTGGTCTTGAAAACCAGCGTACTGCAAGGTACCGGGGGTTCGAATCCCTCCCTTTCCGCAAAAATAAGTTATGGATAATATAATAGAATTATTTCCTATCCCTATAATGGGTATCCCAATCCCCAAGGGTATAAATCTAGATATTAATTTTCTTTTAAATCAAAACATGAGGAAGGATGAACTAGATGGTAATGGTTTATATACTACAGGAGAAATTTCTAAAAATACTTATATTCTAGATGAACCAGAAAATAAAACAATTAAAGATTTTATTTTAAATAAAATTTATGAATATGGAAACAAAATTTTAGGTTATGATTATGAAAAATTTAAATTAACCCAATCATGGATATCTTGTAAAAAACCAGGACAAATGCATGATATCCATACCCATCCTAATAGTATAATTTCTGGTGTATTTTATTTTGGGGATAATAAAGAATTTTTACCTAATATAACTTTTCACAAACCTCAATCATTTAGTTTTCCTATTTTGAGACCTAAAGAAAAATATACAAAATATAATGATACAGAATTTGAATTAGGGTTAAATAACTTAATTTTATTTCCCTCATATTTACAACATTCTGTAAATTTAAACAAATCAAACATTCCTAGATATAGTATTTCTTTTAATTCTATACCTTTAGGAATATTTGGAGATAAAGATGAATTAACTGAATTAAAATTATGAAACAACAAATGAATTTAAGTGCTAAAGGTGGTATTAAAATCAATGGTCAAAAAATCCCTGATCCGAAACTACACCAAAAAATTAGTTTTATTAAATCCGGAATAAGAATAGCTGGTTATTTTCTTTTGCCTTTTAGCTTGGAAATTGCAGCAGGAGTTCTTATATTAAGTGAAATAATTGGTATAATCGAAGAATTAGTATAATGAAGAAAATTTTATATTTTAGTGCAGCATGGTGTGGTCCATGTAAAATGTTAGGTCCTATCATGGATTCAGTATCTGAAGAAGTAGCTTGGGAAAAAATTAATGTAGATAATAATCAAGAATTATCTATTAAATATGGAGTAAGAAACATTCCTACTTTAGTATTAGTAGATGGGGATGGAGTTGAATTAAATAGATCAGTAGGTGTATTACAAAAACAACAAATAATAGATTTTTATAATGGGTAAATTTCAATCGAGTAAAGTATTTGACGGGTTTAGCACAGTGTTCCGTCAGTGGAAAGCAGAAACAACACACTGTAGATTTGTACATGGTTATGGTATTTCCTTTAAAGTATATTTTGAAGGAGATTTAGACGAAAGAAATTGGGTATGGGATTTTGGTGGAATGAAAAGAGCTAAAACTCAAATCGATGGTATGTCTCCTAAAGCCTGGATGGATTATATGTTTGATCACACATTAATAGTAGCTGAGGATGATCCTTTTAAAAATGCTTTTATAGAAATGGGAGAAGCAGGCGCTGCTCAAGTAAGAATAATACCAGCTACAGGAGCAGAAAAATTTGCTGAATATATTTATACTAAATTAAATAGTTTTGTCCAAGAAGAAACTGAAGGTAGAGTAAGAGTTACTAAGGTTAAATTTATGGAACATGGAAAAAATGCTGCTTATTACAGCGAATAAGTTATAATAGTGAATGAAAAACCACTTAAAAAAATTAACAATATGCACAAACAATTGAAACGTATTGAGGATTACGAAAAAAACCTCCCAATTGTAGAAGTCTATACAGCAGTACAGAGCGAGGGATCCAGAGCGGGTTACCCCACAGTTGTGATCAGAACTACTGGTTGTACACATCGATGCTACTTTGGTGAAGGGGGTTGGTGTGACTCTTGGTACACGTCAATCCACCCAGAAAAAGGTCAATTTAATTTTAATGATATTATACAAAAGTATAAAGATAATCCTCATATTAAAGAGATGATGTTAACAGGAGGTTCTCCTACAATGCATCCCGCTTTAGTAAATGAGTTAACCCATTTTGCACATGAAAATGATATATTCATTACTATCGAAACTGAAGGATCTCATTTCCTTCCCACTGATTATCCTATTAATCTTTTGTCAATTTCTCCTAAGTTTAGTAATAGCGTCCCCGTTATTGGTGTTGCTACTCCTCAAGGAGGAATTACAGACGAAAGGATGGTTAAAAAACATAATTCGAAAAGGTTGAATTATGAAGCAATGAAACAATCAATTGAATATCATTCAGACTATCATATTAAACCAGTATGGGATGGTAAAGATGAAGATGCTTTAGCTGAGATTATGGAATGCATTGAAAAATTAGATGTTCCTCAAGATAAGGTATGGTTTATGCCTGCAGGTGATTCAAGAGAAGGATTGTTTAAATCATACCCTGTATTATTTGATTGGGTCAGAGATAATGGTTATAGAATGACTTGGAGACCCCACATTATAGCATTTGAAGATCAAAGAGAAGTATAATGAATAAAATTTGGAGGTATTGGGCTAGAGCATTAGGTGAAAAGGTAGGAGAAGATAATAAAAAAGCAGATACTGTAGCTTGGATTAGAACTTTTATTATAGCACAAGCTGTAATAACAAACCTGCTTATAGCTATTAACATTTTAATAGTTTGGTTTGGATAAGCAAGAAGCCCTTCATATATTAGAGGAAATCGAAGAGAATGTAAATACATGCTGTGCTATAACCATGGAGCCAGATGATGTATTAGTATTAATAGATAAATTAAAAAGTTATATAAATGAAGTTTAGTGATACTATAGGAATTATACCTAATGTTTTAGATAGTAAAGAATGTGAAAGTCTGATCAATCTATTTGAAGAATATAATAGAGAGGGTAAAACCTATACTGGAAGTACATTGGGTGGGGTTGAATCAGCAAAAAAATCCACTGATTATAATTTATTAAATCATAGAGAAGCTAATTCTAAACATATTAGTATGGTTGCAAACGCCTTTAATAAAGCAAATGTTGATTGGTTCCAAAATTTTCCATATAATGACCTATATTCCCATAGAAGGACAATAGATGGGTCTACATATTACCCTTTATTGCAAATGCAAAAGTATAATAAAAATGATGGACATTTTAATGGGTGGCATCTAGAAAAGCAAGACTTTAATACCACCCATAGGTATTTAGTTTTTATTTTATACTTAAATGATGTTAATGAAGGAGGTGAAACTGAGTTTTTATTTAAAGAAGAGGGGAATGATGATTTTTTTAAAGTTAAACCCAAAACAGGAACCCTAATTATTCATCCTGCTAGTTGGCCCTATATTCATAAAGGAAATAAACCAATTTCCGATGATAAGTACATTTTAACAACTTGGTTGTGTTATAAAGATAAATAAAATATATTAAAAATAAGTTATATAAATGGAGAATAAACGTAGAAAAGTTCACGAAGAATTAGAAGTAGTAAAAGTAGGTTATGCAAACGGTGTTGCACCAGGATTTCCCTTTACAGATAAAGAAAAATTAAAAATGATTGATGATGCAGAAGAAGCTTATGGTAAGTTTTTAGATGCATTAAAATGTGATTGGAGAGAAGATCCCAATTCAATGGAAACACCTCGTCGTGTAGCTAAAGCTTATGTGAATGATTTATGGGCTGGTAGATACACAGCTATGTCTCCTATTACCTCATTCCCATCAGATGGTTATGATGGTATTATTATAGAACGTAATATACCATTAACTTCAATGTGTTC